ATGAACTCTTTAAAAATAGAGCCATTTGCTCAGCTTTCTAGACATCAACGTGCTTTTCCGATGTCTATGGGCGCTGAACTTAGGCCACCCCCTTTTACGATGGTACGCAACATTTGGCGACAGCCCACCGCGTTACCTGATAACATTATAAAACAAAATAAACAGTATAAAAATGAAATAAACACAAAAACATTAGAAAATATCAATGCCTTTGGAGATTTTTCTCCCCAAGGCAATGACAAAAAATACAAAAAAATATTTGAAGAAACTAGTGATATCGAATTAGTTAAAGAAGTTAGAAAACTATTAGAGAGTAATGATAAAATTAATCCCAAGTTTAAGATTTCCCGCTCACAAGCTCGACAAAAAGAGTTAAAACACTCGCAGCAAACGTCATACTATTCTGCTGCGAAGGAACGAACTGCTTTTTGGAAGAAACGCTTTGATGAGTGTGCCAAGTATATGCCACCTGATGAGTTTATCTCTGAGGAATTTGTTCCTCAGATGATGAATTTTGATGTTGGTTTGAATCCTGATTCCTTAGCTAGTTTGGATGCCATTGTATCTAAGTTTACAAGTGCGCTGTCTGTTGACCACCAAGTAAAAGTAGATATCAATCCGTTATCTGGATTATTGCATTGGATGGACTCTATTTTATCGGATCCGATAAATTTTATATTTATTTGGAGTGCCTTTGCTTCCCATGTTTATTATTTTAAACAATGGGGATCCGCTATCATACTTATAGGACTCACTATGCATGGTTTACGTAAGAGTAAGGAGGTCTTAAGCGATCTTAAACAATTAGGTTTTGAGAGCATAACTGCTCTTACTACCTGGATTTCAGAGAGATTTGGTGAAGAACAAATATATCTTCCTAGTGAACCTGGAGATTGTATGTTGGAGCGTTTTGAAGACACTTATAGCCCTCAAGGGAGTATGGATGATTTTATTGATCCTATTTCTGATGGTTTGTTTTCTCTCTTGTTTATGAAAGTATTCCATACTTCATATAAATCACGGAATTTCTCCGCTCTTGCTAGAGATTTAGGATCTTTTGATAGATCTCAGAAAGGAGTTGGAGATTTTGTTTCTTGGTTTATGCAACGTTTGCAAAAATTTTTATCTTATATGGGTAGAGTTATGCAGACTGAGGTTCCAGAACTGGTTTCTCTTGCAGATAGTGATGTTTTGGAGTTTTCAAGGCAAGTTGCTGAAATTGTCAATGACTTTGATGATGGTGTTAATGTTAATTTCGATTTCTTTGTTAGAGTTAATCAAATCAAGAAATTTGGAGAAGCGTTGTTAGCTAATTCTTTGCCTAGTGCTAGAGATAGGCGCAATGCTCTCCGAATGGTTCTCAATAAGATACAACCCTTATTAGATAAGTGTAAGGCTAATAATGTAGTGCATAATGGTCCTCGTCGGACGCCATTAGGCATACTTATTGGTGGCGCACCAGGAGTAGGCAAAAGCTATTCTTCTGTGCCCTTCGTTCATGAGTTGATAGCTAGGGTTATAGATGATAGTAGTTTGGAAAGCTTCCAAAAGAATCCCAATGATTATATACTTAATCGTATTTGGGAGAATGATTTTTGGGATGCTGACCATGCTCAATTCTGTATAGTATACGACGATTTTGGTCAGACCCCAAACAATGTTATTACTAAACAGAATGAGTATATGGAAGTTATTCGGGGCATTAATTGTCTTAATTTTCCATTGACTATGGCTGCTCTTACTGATAAGGGTTCCACTAATTATCAACATCAGTTGGTTTTTGCAACAACTAATAAGACTTCTTTTAGAAACTGTATGGGAGTTACTAAACCCGAGGCAGTTACTCGTAGATTTAGAGAATCTTATTGGTTGGCTCCTAGAAAAGCTTATTGCTTGGACCCAAATGTTGAGATTATGGATCGTCGGCTGGATCAATCCCGTTGTATTGGAGTGTTTGATGTTGATGTGCATGAGTTTTTTCCTTATGATTTTCTTGAGGGGAAATTTTTGCACAATTGCGAAGGTTTATCTTATTATGAACTTATGGATAAAGTTGTGAGAGACTTTAAAGATAATATTTGTAAGGAAGATAGAGCCTTGGCTAACATGCATACAGCTATAGCAAAGGGTATTGAACATAGGATGAAACCGCAAGGAGTATATTCCAATTCTAAGAGCTTTTTCCATGGGATGATGAATTCTGTGCTTTTAGCACGCAGTATTAATAATAGTGTTTTTGAGTGCCAAATGGACAACAACCAGATGGTTCCCTCATCAATAGCTATTAAAAGTACTGATGATGAGGCTCTGATTAAGTTGTGCACTTCAGAGATTGGTTCCACAGACCTTGATGATAAGGAGGTGTTAGCAATTAATAGAGAGCTTCTAGCAAATGCCATCAGTAAGGTTCATCATTTAAATATTGAGTTTTCACGCAAGATAGCTCTAACTTTTGCCCCTGATAGGGATATGACTTCATGGATCACCTTGAATTGTTATGAGATCCCCGGAAGGGTTAGTGCTCTAATGCAAAAGGAGACTTCGGTCTTTTCAAGCATAATGGGCGGTATAAGAAGAGCTAGTGGAAATTCTCTAGGTTTTGTTCGTGAGCATCCTGTGTTGACTAAATTGGTGGCTGCCGTAGCTGTTTTAGCTCCAGTAGTCTCTATAGTAGTTGGTTGCCTTTCTAAGGTTTACCCACAGAATGCCTCACGTCATGACTGGATAAGACATAAAACTCCTGTTGCTGCTAGGCAACAATATCAACATGTTCGGTTTATTAAGCAAAGTAGATTTGATCCGCAATTTAATGACATTCCTGCAATTTCACAGGGACTTTCACAGTTTGCACACAAAGTGTTTAAGAAAAACACTTATCTATTTGCTTTGAATCACGATCGAGAAGCTTGTGGTACAGTGACATTTATTAAGGATAATGTAGCCGTTATTCCTTTTCATTTTATTGATAAGATGTTGGAAATGTCACATAATGGCTTTTATGTTGATAGTAATGATCCAGCAGCCAGTATTGAGCTTAGGAAACCAAATACTAATATAAAATATTGTTTTAAGCCTCAAGATTTGACTATAGCTGCTGTTGCCCAGAGTGATACAACTTTAGAAGACATAGCTTTTGTCAGATTTAAAAACTTGCACGCCCATTGTGATCTTACAGATTACTTTATTGATGTGGATCATCCTCTCTTTAATTATAATTTTAATATTATGTTGAATGTAGTTAAGGAGACTGGTCCTATTCAGATGGTATCTAAGGGAACTTTTGGGCATGTTTCTTATGGAGAGTACTCAGTTGATTGCTGTATTGAGTACAGATTGCGTACTGGTGTAGGTGATTGTGGTTCTGTCTGTTATGGACATAACCCCAAAACATCCAAGCCTGTTATCTTAGGAATTCATGTAGCTGGTTCAGCTAGCGGTCATGGAGTATCCTATTTCTTAAGTAACATGCAAGTCACTAAGGCTTTGGCTGAATTGGACGAGGATAATATCGTTCCAGAGATTGATGAAGATGAGATTCCGATGGAACCTCAAATGTATGTGTCTAATAGGCTGCCTGAGAATGATCTCCCAGATAAACCTTGTGCTAATAAGGTTGCTATGGAGGAAGTCAGAGCCCCTAGGGCAGTTACTAAAACTAATATCATACCTAGTGCTATTTATGGTGAGTGGGGACCTGCTAAGACCAGGCCAGCTCGCTTGAAAAATTTTACTAGGGATGGCAAATTAGTCAGACCTATACATAAAGCTTTTAAGGATTATGGAGGAGGTTTTCCTACTTACAATTCTACTCTTTTGGATGCTGTTACTGATGAGTATATTCATCATCTGCATTCTAATGCTAAAGCCCCCCAACCCTGGAAGCCACGTTTGTGGACTTTTGAGGAAGCTGTGGCTGGCATACCTGGAATAGAGTTTTGTGAGGGAATTCCCCGATCAACTAGTCCTGGATATCCTCTCTGTATGTACACTGAGGGTCCAGGAAAAACCGACTTCTTTGGGAAGGATGGACCTTATGATTTTAGTACCCCAGCCTGTAAGAAGTTGAGAGAACAAGTTGAGTTAATCATTGAGAAAGCCAAAATGGGTCAGAGAGATAAACATGCCTTTATGACTTTCCTTAAAGATGAGCGTAGAAAATTAGCTAAATATGAGGCTGGAGACACTAGAATGATTTCTGGTACTGATCTGGCTTTTTTGATAGCTTGTAGGATGTATTTTGGAGATTTCATTAGATGGATGATGTCTAATCGTATAAGTAATGGCAGTGCCGTAGGTGTTAATCCATACGGTGAAGAATGGGCCATATTATATAGATACATTCTCAACGGAGATGCAGCCTGCATTGACGGTGATCATAAACAATATGACAAAAGTGAGTTAGAGAACTTACATAGCATGTCGTTTAGAGTTGCTGAAAGTTATTACAAAGGCTGTCCTGAAGTTGATACGCTTGTTAGGAAGGTTTTTTCTCAGGAATTATTAAACCCACAATATTTATGTGATGGTATAATTTGGAGTGCCGCTGGTTCTATGCCTTCTGGTAGTTTCTTTACTACAATGTTTAATACTATAGCTAACAATATCTTATTACGTTATGCTATAGTAGGCGCAGCTTGTGGAAAAGATCACAGGATAGCATCCGAGGAGGATTTTGTTCATGTTATATCTTTACTTTCTAAAGAAGCTCGTTTTATAGCCTTGGGGGATGATAATGTTTGGTCGGTTAGGGCTACACTAAAAGATTTAGTTATGCCTGGTAAAGTTGCTCAAGTTCTACGTGACTTGGGGTATTCCTATACTGCCGCTGACAAAACTCCTCTGGGTACTCAATTTCGTGATTTAAAATTTTGTACATTCCTCAAGAGGGGATTTTATGTAGCTGATAAAACAGTTCTAGCCCCTCTTGATATTGATACCATTAAGGAAATGCCATATTGGACTAAGAGAAATGCCCCTCCAGACAATGAATATGAAGTCTTAACTCAAGCTTTATATGAGTTGTCTTTGCACTCACCGTCGTATTTTGATAAGTATGCACCTAAGTTTATAGATGCAAGTATTAAATTTTACGGCAAACCTCCGCCTTTTACCTCTCACAGATCTTGTAGAGCAAAAATACGGACCACTCCTGCTATGTACTAGCTGGAATGCCTGCGAAAATTGTATAGTTTCAATTTCAAAACAATCGTAGATCGGGCACATTAGGTGTGGGCTATTTAGCTTAGGGATGCACCGTGGCAGTCCCACAATATCCCTTAAATTGATAGCAGTGGAAATTGATTCATCTCCCACTGTGAATGTACTGAATCACTGAAAACAATAAT